TATACTGGGGTTGATTTTCACCGCCTCCGACACTTGCCGGTGGTGGCATATTCACCCTATTCTGACGATTCTTCATCATCGTAGCTTTCTGCCTCGTCTCCACCTCTGCCGTACTAGGAGCATTCCTGAGTCTATCCAACGCAACAAGGTTTTCTAACGAAATACTCTCTGGAGATGAATAATACTGAATGAACTCATTCGCCCTTTCAGATGTATATCCATAATTCTCCTGTAGATTTGTCTGCATGGATCGTTGTTGTTGTTGAGCCATTGCTTCTTGTTGTTGTCTCTGTTGCAATTGATATTGCTTATCGGCCTCATTTATACGATGTGTTTCCATGTCCTCTTGGTATGTCACCAGATCTTCACGGTAATTATCTAATGAATCACGATATTTGAAACTTGTAGATTCAGGATCCATGTATGCTTCTGATGGATCATAGTTACTTGGCTTACTAGGACGTTCGGGTTTCTTTGGTAAGCCCTGCGATTCGGTTTTCCCGGCAACCTCAGGGGTATTACCAGAGAGTGATTGTGCAACATTGTCAAGGATCCAAGGATTTTCTTCGATATGCTTTGCGATAGGCGCCACATTCTCGTATTCCTTTATCTTCTCTTCCATTCTGTTGTACTCACTCGCCTTTTGGTCATACTTACTTTGCCAATATTCGTAGCGTTCCTCTTGTGGTTGTTCCACAGATTCTGCTACTGGTTGTGGCTGTTCTGCCACATCGTCTGCCATGTACATTCCACTCTCTGGATTGAAAGTGGGGTCAAATGGCTCCAATACGTCAGTTTGTTCAACTGCTCCATCGTTTGTAGTTTCCTCAGCAACGATATCTTGTACTTGTTCTTCCATGCTATCTTCCTTTCCGATTTGTCTATCCAACAGCAACCGGTGTTTGGGTTTCAGCCTCCGTTTCCCTTTCCGTTTTCAGTTGATCACCTAATCGAGCCTCAAATAGTTCCACTGCTTTAGCGGTCTTATCACTCGATCTTCCCAACTGACGTTTAAACTTCTCTATCTCAACCCTCTTCTTATCATGTACGCTCTCACGTTCTGATGTCTGAAGGTCCCCTTTAATTCTTTTTAATTCTTCTTGTAACTGCTGTATCTGTTGTTGCTGTTGACCTATGATGGCAGTTCTCTCTAGAACGCCTTCCGTATCAGCAACCTCTGTCTGCTCTAATATCTCCACCTGGTCTATGATGCCCGCTTGATAGAGTTGCATATAGTAATCAAATCTTGCCCAACGATTAGATGGTAGTGTCGAGCCACTGACCACGATAAGATCATACTTACCGATGGTCACATCATTGATCCTTCCGAGTATCTCACCTGTGAAGTCATCGTATATCGGTCTGTTCAATGTGGCCTCACTTGTCCTACCATCTGGTTTCATAAGGCGAATCACCTTTTCATCTGTATAGGTCTGTTGTATCAATTGAACCACACTTCTAGCAACTTGATTTAGCATTTCATCAATGTCGTCCAATTTTGACTTTATCCTTCGTTGGGCATATTCATCAACGGCAACAGTTCCCTTATAGGTCTGTGGGGCAGCACTAGGGTCGCCTTGAGACAATGGATGTATGCCTAAAATATGATAGATACTGGATTTCGCATCTTCCTTGTTCTTATAAAGTTCATTTGGAAGTGGAATTGGCCCCGCTACGATGGGTTGACCTAACTCAGGGTCATACTCAATGACACCAGTACCGGCCCTAGACCATTCTTCCTCTAATTGCTTTCTATCCATCGACCCTCTAGGGATCAATAATTTTGTATTTGTAGAACTTGATGCGTGTGCAATGATCAGAGAGGTTAGTTTATTGATATATTCTTGAATAGGCTTCACAAAGCGAACATCACTCATTGGATATGGATTTCTATTATGCCTATTCATGAGTGGAACAATGGGGTAGTTATCAATGTCCATGACAGAATGATCTACCATTAGACCTCCGATGGACATTACTCTCTCTATCCTATCCACCATTACCTGATTCATGACGATGACACCCTCCTCTATCATCTCCTCATTCGTGACCACATTGATCCTTGTGGTAGAATTCGGTATGGAGCCTTCATGCTCCTCTCCCGGCATTATAGTTGGTTGACCCGTTACTGGGTCTGGCATCATATGGTAGACGCCACCTGTGGACTGATGTATCTGCAATAACTCCATGACAGCATTGTCATCTGTCACCGGCTTAGTACCTTCAGCAGTTTCCATGAAGACCGCAGGCTCTTGGGCGAATTCATTGAATCCATCCTCATTCATGATATTCTCCTCACCAGTAAGGGAATCAAGAAGATGGAAGTATGGTAGTTTTACCTTTTCGTATCTATCAATGACCTCATAATGGCGATAATATCCATCATTGTCCTCAGTTGGGCCTACTTGCTGATCCTCTGAACCATCTCTTGATGTGGCTGGATATCTATTATTGGAGGAACAAGTCATCATATCCTCTATCTTATCGGCCACAGATGGGAAAGATGTCTTTATCTGTTCCTCAGTAACTCGCTTTGCAATGATCATGCACGCTGAGTCCCTAGCAAAGGGGTCTTTTGAGTTAGGGTCTAGATACAAGTCGAGGGGATCAATGCTCTTTACCTTAATGTCACCTCTGCCAAAATCAGCCATACCATCCACATAGGCCTGCATGACCCCCATGCCCTTTACATAGTAATCATCAACGACTTGTTTTAATTCTACATTCCCATTGGATATATCCCATATATAGGCCATTATATCCGAGAATAATCTACCTACCTTATTGTCAGAATCATCTCTACCGGCAGATTGGAATTTGGGTTTATTTGCCGTAAGGAGTGCCTTTGCCTGTTCTACGGCTGGATATATGATATTATCTACAATGGGGACTTGGGAGCGTTGGGCCAATACATCCTTATGAGCCTTCTTCCATTGCTGATTATTACGAAACTCATCGTCCTCCATGGCCTGAGATGCCCAAGTGGCCCGACCCTCATGATAATTATCGAGGATCTTTTCGGACTTTGCTACTTCTGGATGTTTATTATGTGCCAATGATGATCTATGAAAAAATCTGGAGCGATTTTATCAAGAGAGGACCTCACCCTGTAACACACTAAAATGAACTATTTTACACTAATTGCCAATCACTTAGGATATTCCATTTCTTTCGACCTAACAATGGGACATCGTCTACCTCATGATAAGGGGTAAATGAGCCTTTATTCGCATAATACATACCATCAAGAATATCATCGTGCCTACCTCTAGGAAATAGCAATAATTCATCAACTAGATGTTGTTGTTCCTTTTTGATGAATATCTTCCTCTTGGCGAACATGGGTTGGAGTGATTCTAGGCGGTTGCTCTTTGAATTTCTGGGATTTTCTCTAATATTCAATCCCGGAATGAATAAATTCTCTTCTTGTGAACGTTTTAAGACATATTCACGTAACATCTCCTGATAACCGACAGATTCGATCCGTGTCTTCTCTGACCTATATTTTTTAAAATTACCCACAATAGCTTCTGCAAGGGTCAAGGGAGTTGCGTGCTTACGATAGTAAGGTAATGCGTATCTATTGTCCTCATCATCAACAGCTAGATTGAATATGACCGAATAATCAGCACTTCTCTTTACACTAGATGCGGGATCCACTCCAGTAAAGACATTGATGGGAACCAACTTATCACACGTCTGTCCATCCAATGATGTTATCTTAAGATAGTTCTTCCCCTTCTTACGGAGGAAATCACCCTCATAATAGGAGAAATCATCTGCCTTGAACAATTGATCCTCATCTCCTACTATCTCACAGGCATATTCACGATAGAAAACAGATAATCTATTAATAGAATCCAGTTCCTTCTTCTTTTCCAATAACTTCTCAATACTCCACCAATCCTCCCAAAGTGCGATATTATTCTCAAAGTCTGGTTTGAATGTCATATTCTCCCATCCGTGCATATCTTGTAGTGTCTCCACCATACATCTTTGATGTTGAGGGGTTCCAATGATGACAATTCTCCCCTTTCGTGGGTCAACAGATGGAACAGCACTTTGAAGTAGCCATCTAAGGTTGGTCTCCATGGCCTCAGCCGTCTTTGTATTGTTCTCATCCTCTGGATCGTCCACAATAATAAGCGTTGGGCGTTGATTTCCTACTTTTATACCCCTTAATTGCTGTCCAGTACCCTTACAGATGATCATTGAACCATCTTTTAGCTCAATTTCACTCTTTGACCAACTTTTTGCACTATGAGACCCCCAATAACCAAACAATGACCTGAATGTATCCGAAAAATCCATTGTATCCTTCAATAACCCAAGTAATTTGACCGCATGGTCTTGCGTTCTAGACACCAGAACGATCAATTTCTGTCCTTCACCGAACATTAGATGGTGTAATGGGAATATTCCACCCACTATGGATGATTTAGCGTGTCCTCTAGGGGCGACAATGTTCACTTGTCTCATATCGGGGTTCATTAGTGTCTCTGCCATCTTATAATGAAACTCAGGAGAGTTCGCAGAGAACATATTAGGCATACAGATCTTCCCAAACATCATCATATCGTGCTTGAGTTTCTGTAAAACCTTTGTTTTTTCTTTTATATTTTCCATTTTTAATAGATATAGATTTCTTTAAGCCTATAAGTCCTCATATTATTATACTTAGTTGGACAAAAATGTCTAATGTGGGAAAAACCTGGGATTAATCCCCTTTTTAATAATCTGAACCCATTGTGTACTCTGGAGTTCCATCACTCATTTGGATACCCATGTCCTCACATACAGCCTCCAGTAGATTTATAAAGGATAGTAGCTTTACATCACTATCGGCCTCTAATAAAATTAATTTCTCAATTTTTTTACTCTTCCTCTTGTTCCTCATGTGATCTTCCTCCATCATAAACCTCCTTTTTCTGTGACATCTTCAAACTTTTCTTCTCTTCCGTAGCTATTTTGTCCAATATGGTATTGGTCATATCTATTTGCACCGTATCGGTCTGCATTGACTTCTTTGGCAGCATATCCAATATCTTGATGAATTGTTCAGCTCCTCTCAATATATTTGAAGCATCCCCATTGGTCTTGGCTACCGTGATACCATCCAATATCATATCCAGAACATCTCCTTGGGAGATATCCCTATCAGATAGTGCCTTTTGTATCTCTTCATCTAACATCTTTTGTATCCTTTGTTTCTTAAATAGACGTCTTGCAGTAAGATCGGGTCGCTCCTGGTCAGACCGATAGGCCTTCCCTATGATGTTCCAATCTATCTTATGACCACCGAGCATCATCTCAGCATATAACTTGACCGCATTCTTGGTTCGGGTCTTACCCGCCTCTTGTTCATCCCATGATAACACGCCTACTTGTGAATATTGGCCCGATTCCCTATGGGGGATATATTTCAACATACTCCCCTTGGATAGCCATTGCCTTCCGTAAGGAAAGGTCACTTGTTCACTATCCTTGTATATCTTCCTATTGACACATTCAGCGATATAACCATCATCACTGATACCAAAATCACCTACCTCACATTCCCTCCAAGACCGGTATTTTATGTTTTTTTCATCTGCTTCTTCTTCGGAATACACAGGGTAGGTGATATCTTGGTAGTCATTTACCTTAAATCTTCGTGTGATGAAGTCCATACCTATATACAGGTATACTTATATAATATATCTGTTGCTCTAAGAGACTGTTCCATATATATTACTGTTATATATATATACAGTACCTATATAACCGTTATGTATATACTGTATATAATCCATGCATTCAATCGTATTCAATGTGTGCAACTCCACTTAGGTCATACATATAGCCATGGATCTCCATGATGCGGTGCAGTATCCTCTGTTCTGCATCAAATATATGCATCACACCTAGTGCCTCCTCGTCCTCAAATATGCTCTTAGACTCAAATTCACCTGTATCACTATTGTACTTCTCTACCGTTAAGGGTTGGTCTGGTTTCATACGTATAAGATAATCCATTAAGAGACAACCCTCTTACACCCCAATCTTCAAAAAATTGTTCTAGAATGCGTGTGTGGGATATACAGTACCCCTACCCCCGTCGTTCCGGTTGGTGCCGGGTCACAAACTCGTTGAAAAAATGTATCGAGACCAGTCACATAACCGTTACTCCGTGGCTCCCTCGTCGAGCGTGGTAATAATTTTAAACTAAACTCTTATAAAGGAGAGAATAATGGATAATCATAACATACAACTGTCATATTACAATAACAGACGCAATGAGTTCACTGGCGTTAAGCTTGATAAACCACTTATCGAATACAGTGATGATGAACTCAGTACGGTGATTGATAATGCGGACTCATTGTCTGTCTTTACCGATGACGAGTCTGAGGTTCCTGCTTTAATGGAACAGATGTCTGCTTTCCGTGAGCATCTTGAGTGGAAAGGCGATATAACCTCTAAGGTATGTAAACCTCATACTG